GAAACCCCGGAACAACTGGAAAAAATGCTGGAAGGACTTGGGGATGTGGATATTGACAGTCACGCACAGGACGTCGTGACGGAAGATACCACGGAAAAACATGCGGATGAGGAAGCACAGACTCAGACGGGCGATAACAATGTGGCACCGACGCCGGATGCCAGTGTGGAGCAGACGCAGGACGTGAAGGAGCCGGAAGCGAAGGGGTGCTCACCCGCGACGGTAAACACGTCATTCCCTATGAAGTCCTTGAGGCTGAACGTTCCGGTAAGCAACGGGCCGAACAGGAAGCCGCACTTCTTCGTGGGCAGATAGCTGAAGAAAAACGCAGGGTGGAACTGCTGACGTCTCAGATCCACCAGGCCGGTATGAAGCCCACACCGTTACCGGAAAACGAAAAAATTTCTGATGAGCAGATTGCCCGTATCAGGGAGATGTATCCGGAAATTGGTGACGCGGTGGCTTCGCTCATCCGTAAAAATAACTATCTCCAGTCCCGTGTTCAGCAATCAGCACAGCAGGCAGAAGGTAATGGTGGTGAGGATTTATCACCGGTTCTTGATGCGATGAATGCCGTGCCGGTGCTGAAAACGTGGCAGGAGTCCGATCCAGATCGCTTCTCGGTTGCTGTATCCATCGACGGGAAGCTCCAGAATGACCCCGCATGGAAAGACAAAACGCTCACTGAACGTTTCGCTGAAGTGGCCCGTCGTACGCAGGTTGCTTTCGGTGAAGTCAGTGAGTCGTCTGCTGACAACAAGGCAGACAAAACGGATATCCGGAAAACGGCGGAAGAGAAAGTGAAGACCGCTGAACAGGAGCAGGCAGTACCTGCTTCCCCGTCAGATTTAGGCACCACGGCTTCCGTCGGAACCGGTGATAATTTTGAACGGTTACTTGGCGCTTCTCATTCAGAGGCAGAGGCGATTATGCGCGGTATGACGAATGCTGAAATAGACGCGCTTCTGGAGAAGCTCGGGTAACTTACTGAAGGAGAACTGAAGTAATGACGACTGTAACATCAGCCCAGGCGAATAAGCTGTATCAGGTGGCGCTTTTACCGCTGCCAACCGCAACCGCTCGATGGTAAATATCCTCACTGAACAGCAGGAAGCGCCAAAAGCGGTTTCGCCGGACAAGAAAAGCACGAAGCAGACCAGCGCGGGTGCGCCGGTTGTCCGTATCACAGACCTTAACAAACAGGCCGGTGATGAAGTGACCTTCAGCATCATGCACAAACTCTCAAAACGTCCGACGATGGGAGATGAGCGTGTTGAAGGTCGTGGTGAGGATCTCAGCCATGCTGACTTCTCCCTGAAAATCAATCAGGGACGTCACCTGGTGGATGCAGGCGGACGTATGAGTCAGCAGCGCACGAAGTTTAACCTGGCATCCTCAGCCAGAACGCTTCTGGGGACGTACTTTAATGACCTGCAGGACCAGTGTGCGATAGTGCATCTTGCTGGAGCTCGTGGTGATTTTGTTGCTGACGACACTATTCTGCCGACAGCGGAGCACCCTGAATTCAAAAAAATCATGATCAACGATGTACTGCCTCCGACACATGACCGTCACTTTTTTGGCGGTGATGCGACAAGCTTTGAGCAGATTGAAGCGGCAGATATTTTTTCTATTGGCCTGGTGGACAATCTCTCCCTGTTCATTGACGAAATGGCGCATCCGTTACAGCCGGTTCGTCTGTCCGGTGATGAACTTCACGGAGAAGATCCATATTACGTCCTGTACGTCACGCCGCGTCAGTGGAATGACTGGTACACCTCGACGTCCGGTAAGGACTGGAACCAGATGATGGTTCGTGCCGTGAACCGTGCAAAAGGTTTTAATCATCCGCTGTTCAAAGGTGAATGTGCGATGTGGCGCAATATCCTGGTTCGTAAGTATGCGGGTATGCCGATCCGTTTCTATCAGGGGTCAAAGGTTCTGGTATCAGAGAATAACCTGACGGCAACCACGAAAGAGGTCGCTGCTGCAACCAATATTGACCGCGCCATGTTACTGGGGGCTCAGGCGCTGGCAAATGCTTACGGTCAGAAGGCGGGCGGTCACTTCAACATGGTTGAGAAGAAAACGGATATGGATAACCGTACTGAGATAGCAATCAGCTGGATCAACGGTCTGAAAAAAATCCGTTTCCCCGAGAAGAGCGGCAAGATGCAGGATCACGGCGTGATTGCCGTTGATACAGCAGTGAAGCTCTGATTTTTTCCTTTCCCTATGCCGGGTTTTCGCCCGGCTTTTTCAGGAGTCATTAATTATGGCAAAGACTATCCTTGCCCCGTCACTGAGTGAACGGGTCTATACGGGTACGCACGGTAATGAGTCGGTGGCAGAAGGCGTATTTACGGTGAATGCTGCGGAAGCGGACAGTGTTATTCATCTTCTCTCACTGCCAGTGGGCATCCGTATCAACTCACTCCAACTGGTTTCAACGGGTGGTCTGGGTACTGCAACCGTCAGCATTAAGTCCGGTGAGCATGCTCTCATCGATAACAGCGAAGCTGTTTCTGCAAAATTTGCCAGATATGTGCCAGTGGAGCCGTACACCACACAGCGTGACGGGGAGCTGGTTACTGTCACCATTAAGACTGCCGCTGCAACCGGCACCCTGAATGTTCTGCTGCGTTATACCGTGGTGGGATACTGATTAAAACCTTCCGGCCCGCGTCATGCGGGCTTTTTATCCGGGGAATTATATGAGTGAGAAAATTGCCGTTGTCTATATCGGCCCAAAACCCGTGAAAAAGGACACCATTACCGGAAGTCGCACGCTGTTCCCACGTCTTGAGCCGGTGCATGTTGACAGCGCGATGGCCTGGCAACTGCTGGGGTTTCCGGATGTCTGGGTTCGTCATGAAGAGCTTGATGATGTTCTGAAAAAGCAACAACAGAATGAGCAGTTGCGGCAGGCACAGCAGGCGCAGGAAAGAGTGCTTGCTGCGCTGGCAGAAGCGGAGAACAGTTTTGTTGTTTCTGTTAACGGGCAGGAGGTGGATTTAAGTAAGCTCACCTCAGCACGGCTGGCGACGCTGTGTGAGGCAGAAGAGCTGGATATTCACAAAGACCCGAAAGAAACGGCTGAGGCATTCCGTATCCGGGTGCGTGAGGCATTTCGCCGTCGTGTTGCGGAGACTGAACAGCATGGCGGAACTGAGTGATTTTTTACCGTATGTCCGTCGTCATATCAGCGGTCCACTGAACATTATGATGACGGATGCTCTGTCAATGGCTGCCGTGGCATTCAGCCGCCAGTCGTTGGTGTGCCGTCGGGAGGTTACTGTTGTACCAGTAGCAGGAAAAGAAATCGTGCTTCCGTATGACAAAGATGATGAGGAGTGCGTTCATATCATCCGTATCTCTGACGATAATCATGAGCTTTTTGTCGGTCGGGATGTGGATATCAGCTCCGGACGCTCCCTGCGATTTGCCTGTTCTCCCGGTGAGGTGAGCGTGCTTTATGCCGTCGCTCCGAAAGCCGGACGCAGCCAGATACCGGATGAACTCCTCACATGGCCTGAAGAAGTGGCTGCGGGGGCACTTGAGCGGTTGTTCATGCAGACTGGTGTTTCATGGTCAGATCCGTTACGCGCACAGTATTTTTCTGTGCAGTTTTCTGAGGGGATCCGTCGGGCATATCGTCATACACTGGCGACAAGCCCGTACTCTTCATACCGCAACCCTGTACGCAGGCAGAGGTTTTTCTGATGACGACGATTACAGAAATCATCGGACGTGTGAATACACAACTGGTTGACCCGATGATGGTTCGCTGGCCCCTGCAGGAATTGTGCGATTATTACAATGATGCTGTGAGGGCAGTGATTCTGGCGAGACCGGATGCTGGCGCAAGCCTGGAAACAATAAGTTGTGTTCCTGGCGCCCGTCAGGTTTTGCCCGATGGTGTAATACAACTTCTTGACGTGATATGCCTCAGTGACGGTAGTGCAGTCAGACCATTATCCCGGGAGGTGCTGGATGCGCAGTATCCTGAGTGGCCCACAATGAAGGGTATTCCTGAATGTTTTATAAGCAACGACCTGTCCCCGCGCGTATTCTGGCTGTTTCCTGCTCCTGACAAAGAGATAAGTATTGATGCAGTGGTAAGCCGGATACCGGAGGCAGTGTATGTTCTGACGCAGGACGATGATACGCCAGTTCCACTGGAAGAGGCTTATGTTAACCCACTGGTGGAGTGGATGTTGTTTCGCGCTTTCAGTAAGGATGCTGCCGGTGGCGCAGAATCGGGGCTGGCTGCGCAGCATTATCAGAGTTTTGTTGAGCAACTTGGGATCAAACAGGGGGCAGACAGTGCATTGTCTGCCCGTAAAAAAGTGTTTAACGGAGGTGGAGTGTGAGTGTTGTTGTTTCGGGGACGCTGAAATCTCCTGATGGTGAGGCGATATCAGGAGCAAATATTACCCTGACGGCGCTGACAGTTTCACCGGATGCGCTCAGCGGCACCAGTGCGTCGGCAGTGACCCGTGAAGGTGGATATTACGGAATGACGATGGATCCGGGGGAGTATGCGGTTTCGGTGACGGTGAAAGGGAAGACTGCTGTCTACGGACGTGTGCGTATTGAGGGGACCGAAAGTACGGTGACGCTCAATATGCTGTTACGCCGCAGTCTTGTTGAGGTTAGCATACCCGGAGAACTGCTGACAGATTTCCGGCAGATACAGAATAATGTGGCTGATGACCTTGCCACTATTCGTCGCCTGAATGAAGACACGGCGACAAAAAACACTCAGGCCACACAGTCAAAAGAAAGTGCAGCAGCCAGTGCGAAGAGTGCATCTGACAGTGCAAAGACGGCAACCAGCAGGGCGGCTGAAGCCGGACAAAAAGCGACTGATGCCACTGAGGCTGCGACCCGTGCAGTCACAGCAGCGGGGAATGCAGAGGAAAGCTCGACCCGTGCCGGAGAGTCTGAAAAAGCCGCCGGAGCTGATGCAGAAAAAGCCAGACAGCATGCTGAAAAGGCCAGGCTGGCGCAGGAGAGCGCCGGAGAGATCCTTAAGCGGGCAGAGGCTGCCACTGTCAGTGCTGAAGAGGCCAGACGTATGGCTGAGAATGCACGGGGGCCCCGGGGGCCTCAGGGAGAAACTGGTCCGAAGGGGGATGTCGGTCCTAAAGGCGAAACAGGTCCAGTGGGCCCTCAAGGGCCCGCAGGGCCGAAAGGTGAGCGTGGTGACGTTGGTGCTCAGGGGGCTGTAGGGCCTGCTGGTCCGCGTGGTGAGAAGGGCGAACAGGGGGAGCGAGGACCGCAGGGAATACCAGGCCTGAAGGGGGATACCGGAGAGCGGGGGCCTAAAGGGGACCAGGGGGATATGGGGCCAAAAGGCGAGAAAGGTGATCCGGGAGGTCCTGCAGGCCCGCAAGGTCCTAAAGGCGAACGAGGAGAAGCCGGACCACAGGGACCGATGGGAGCACGAGGTGAGCGTGGGGAGACTGGCCCCCGAGGTGAACCTGGTCCTGCAGGTCCGAGAGGCGAACGAGGAGAGACCGGACCTCAGGGACCGATGGGAGCACGAGGTGAGCGTGGGGAGACTGGCCCCCGAGGTGAACCTGGTCCTGCAGGTCCGAGAGGCGAACGAGGAGAGACCGGACCTCAGGGACCTCGTGGAGAGCCAGGTCCGGCAGGCAGCGCTGCAAATGTGGCTGATGCAACGACGGCACAGAAGGGAATTGTGCAGTTAAGCAGCGCAACGGACAGTGATGATGAAACGAAGGCTGCCACCCCGAAAGCGGTGAAAGCGGCAATGGATGTGGCAAATGAAGCGAAAACAAAGGCAGAAGAGGCTGCAGCAGGAGGTGGTGTTCCCGGTCCGAAAGGAGATAAAGGGGACACGGGGCCAGCAGGTCCGGCTGGGCCGAAGGGTGATAAGGGAGAGCGCGGTGACACCGGCCCTGTCGGGGCAACCGGCGAACGGGGACCGGCAGGTGATGCTGGTCCGGCAGGCCCGCAGGGGCCGAAAGGTGACAGGGGAGAGCGGGGAGAGACCGGTCTGACGGGAAATGCAGGTCCACAGGGTCCAAAGGGAGATACCGGTGCGGCAGGCCCGGCAGGCCCACAGGGACCGAAAGGAGAAACAGGTGCGGCAGGCCCGGTGGGGGCGACCGGACCTCAGGGGCCGAAGGGCGACCCGGGGGAGACGCAAATACGGTTCCGTCTGGGGCCGGGAAACATTATTGAGACAAACAGCCATGGCTGGTTCCCGGATACAGATGGCGCACTCATCACCGGACTGACCTTTCTTGACCCCAAAGATGCCACACGGGTTCAGGGTTTTTTTCAGCATTTGCAGGTCAGGTTTGGTGACGGGCCGTGGCAGGATGTCAAGGGGCTGGATGAAGTGGGCAGTGATACAGGCAGAACAGGAGAATGACATGAATATTTTGAGAAAGCTTATGCAGAGTCTGTGCGGTTGCGGAAAGCATGATGACTGTGAAAACGGGCAGTCGCTTACAGCACAACTGCGACTGGGACCGGCAGACATTCTGGAGTCCGATGAGAATGGCATTATCCCGGAGCAGGACAGGGTAATCACGCAGGTGGTGATACTGGATGCGGATAAAAAGCAGATACAGTGCGTGGTAAGACCGCTGCAAATCCTGCGTGCTGACGGGACGTGGGAAAATATTGGCGGGATGAAATAGCCGACAGCTTCACAAAACCGGAGCCCGGCTCCGGTTTTTGTTGTCATGTATAGGGGGGGGTTATTAGAGAGTGAAGTAATAAACATGTTAATACGATGGAGTGAAGGATGCCGTGTAATTCTGGTTCAAGGTAAGCGACTCGTCAGAACCGTATTGATATTTACTGAGAGCTCAGATCAACTTTCCAGGGCAACAGATCGCGTACCCGGTTTGCCGGCCAGTCCTGGATATGTTCAATGACGTAACGCAGCCACTTTTCTGGCTCCACATTGTTCAGACGGCATGTGCCGATCAGCGAGTACAACACCGCCGCATGTTCACCACCGCTGTCGGAACCCGCGAACATCCAGTTTTTCCGGCCTACGGCCACTCCCCGTAAGGCGTTCTCTGCGATGTTGTTGTCGATTTCCACCCAGCCATTACTGCAGTACACGTTCAGTGCATCCCACTGTTTCAGCAGGTATGCGAACGCTTTTGCCGTATCTGAGTGACGCGACAGTGTTTTCATCTGTTGCTGTATCCAGTCATACAGTGACTGCATCAGTGGCGCGGCTCTGGCTTTTCTTGCCGCCAGACGCTGTTCTGCTGAACAGCCCCGGACCTCTGCCTCGATGGCATACAGTTCACCGATACGCTGCAGGGCTTCCGTGGTGATGTAGGTGGGCGCTCTTGCATGCACATCGTGGATTTTTCTCCGGGCATGAGCCATACACGCGGCTTCCGTTATTCTGCCGGATTCGTATAACGCCCGGTAACCACCGTAAGCATCGGCCTGAAGCACACCGCTGTAACCGGCCAGGTGATTTTGTGGATGGATACCTTTCCGGTCCGGACTGTACGCGAACCAGACCGCCGGGGGCATCTGTGAACCGGCGTTACGGTCATCACGGACGTAGACCCACAGCCGGGCTGTCCGGGTTTTACCGCTGCCCGGCTCCTGGACCGGGACGGGGATATCATCAGCATGGACTTTACCGGGCATCAGCACATACTGGCGCAGGACGTCATACAGCGGCTCCAGCAGTTCAGCAACAGCACCTGTCCAGCGCCCCAGTGTGGCACGGCTCAGCTCCACTCCCTGACGACGGTATATTTCTGACTGGCGGTATAACGGCAGATGGTCTGCATATTTCCCGGTGACAACATGGGCCAGAAGCCCCGCTCCGGCATAACTGCGTGCAATGGGTTTTGAAGGTACTGGTGCCTGCACGATATGGTCGCACCGGCAACAGGCCTGTTTCGGACGTTGTGTTTCGATAACCTTAAAGGCGCTGCTGATAAGCTCCAGTTGCTCTGACACATCACATCCCAGAGAACTGAGTTCACCACCACAGGCAGGACAGCATTCCTCTTCCGGCCGGATAACCCGGGTTTCACGGGGAAGTGAGGCCGGTAACGGTTTACGGGCTGAAGACTGGCGCAGGGCGGATGGCAGTACCGGGTCATATTGCTCACCCAGCGTTTCCGCCATTTCTTCCTGAAGTGCGCTGATTCGCTCCTGTGCTTCCTGTATCTGCCGTTCGGTTTTTGCACGAAGTTTTTCTGAGCTTTTACCGAACTGCATACGTTGCAGTTTCGCAACCAGCGCCTTCAGCCGGTTGATTTCGGAAGCATAAGCCGCCACCCGCTGTGAGAGCAGGCGGTTGTATTCAGCCATCTGGCGGATGGTGTCCTGTTGCGTCTGCAACAGTGCCCGCAGGCGGGCGTTCTCATGAGCAAGTGAGGTGTCCATATCCTCACTTTACAACGGGTTATATGCGGATTCCAGCGCGTTCCGTTCGTTTCGGGTGCTTCCAGTTGATACCTTCAAGAAGCATGGATAACTGAGCCGGAGTAAGGTGCACCTTGCCGTCACGGGTGACTGGCCAGACGAAGCGGCCCCGCTCCAGGCGTTTGGTGAAGAGGCACAGTCCGTCACTGTCAGCCCACAACACTTTTATCTGGTCACCCCGGCGTCCGCGGAAGATGAACAGGTGTCCGGAGAACGGGTCATCCTTCAGGACGTTCTGAACTTTTGATGCCAGGCCGTTAAAGCCATTTCGCATATCGGTGATACCTGCAACCAGCCAGATACGCGAACCTGCAGGGAGAGATATCATCAGTGGCTGCTCCCTTTTATTTCGCGGATAAGTGTCTGTAATAACGCCGGCGTCAGTTTACCTTTAAGCCTGAGAGTTCCGGCCGGCAGAACCAGCTCACAACACAGACTGTCGGACGGTGTATTTATCTGCTCTGGTTCCTGTGCGGGGGCCGGGATTTTATTATCCGGCTCCGGCGTTAACGTCACGGGAAGCAGTGCCGGCATATTTTTTCCGGAAGGCAGCAGGCCACCTTTCCGGTATTGATGGCGCCAGTTGAAGAGCAGGTTATCGTTGATTCCGTTTTCCCGGGCGATCTGCGCCACACAGGCTCCGGGCTGTAGTGACTGCTCCACTAAGGCGATTTTAAACTCATAAGGGAAGTTGGGCCGCCGGGGACGTTTTTTTACCACGGGGGCTTCGGATATAACGGTGCTTTCAGGACGTACGACTGGTACCGTGGAAAATTGTCCGTAAAGGCAGGCATCAAGTTCCTGCTCCGACATGCCTGCGGGCAAAGGCCACGAAAGGCCAGCTCTCCGAAAGCGCACGAACATACTACAAACTGTTGATTTTGGTACACTCAGGCGACGCCCGGCCACAACCCGGGGTAAATGTTCTTCAAAGTGAAGACGTAAAGCTTCAGTGATCCAGGTCCGGTGTTTCATACGATAGTGTCCATTAAAAATGATGGACATTATTTTTGTAGAGCCGGAGGAAACAGACCAGACGGTTTAAATGAGCCGGTTACGGTTCAAGAGTTTTTTATGCCGGAAAATCGCAGGATTATTCTGGATAGTAAAGAATCCTGGTTAATAATCTGTGATAGTCAGTTGGGCCATTTAATGCGCAGTATGTATCAGGGACGCCGTTTTATTCAGCTGAATCTGGAAAAATTGAAAGGGGTACATGATGTCGCCTTGCCAGTGAAATGGGAATTCACATGAAGACAGTGAATAGCTTTCTGTATACGGGAATGGCGAAAAATGGACTGTATGGTGTGAGTGTGAAACATCTTGCGTGTGCGGAGTGATGCTTCTCGTTGCTACAGCGGCAATGATAATGCAGTGAAAAAAGGGGAGCAATATGCTCCCCCAAACCGAAAGAAAATTGCAATAATCAATGAAGTTATTTAGTCATCATCAGAATGTCATGCAAGGCATTTTGTTTCAGTGATGCCGATCGCGATTTTAGCGAATTCCATCATAAATCCCCTGATTTTTAAGCCTGAAGCAGTCAAAGGAATTTCTATGCCCTATATCGATATCACCACGATGCGTGGGATGATGCCGCGCGTTGTGACATCCATGCTGCCCGAGCATTCCGCTGTACTGGCGGAGGACTGCCATTTCCGGTTTGGTGTTATTACACCAGAACGTCAGATATCCGGGGTTGAGAAAACATTCACAATTAAGCCAAAAACAATTTTTCATTACCGTGATGATTTCTGGTTTGCGTGGCCGGATGTGGTGGATGTGATCCGTAGTCCCGTTGCTCAGGATAATTACGGGAGGATCTACTACACTGACGGAAAATTTCCAAAAGTCACGGCTGCTGAAATTGCCACCAAAGGAGAGGGTAATTTCCCTGCGGCATCATATCGTCTGGGGATCCCCGCACCGACAACAGCACCTGTTTGTACCGTTCAGAAGGGAGAAGGTGCCACTGACGAAAATCCGAATGATGATGAAACCCGCTTTTATACCGAAACCTTTGTATCGGCGTATGGTGAGGAAGGGCCTCCCGGACCTGAATCGCTGGAAGTCACCGTGGGGATCCCTGATACTCCGGTTCAGTTAACACTCTCTCCGGTTCCGTTGCAGGACGCAAACATCAATCGTCGTCGTATTTATCGTTCTGTCTCAGGGGGCGGAGAGGCCGATTTTTTACTCGTGGCTGAGCTTGAAGCATCCGTGCTCAGTTACACGGACAACATACCGGCGAAAAACCTCGGACCTTCTCTTGCAACATGGGATTACCTGCCGCCGCCGGAGAATATGACAGGTCTTTGCCTGATGGCGAATGGTATTGCCGCCGGATTTGCCGGTAATGAGGTAATGTTTTCGGAAGCGTATCTGCCGTATGCATGGCCCGAAGTGAATCGTCACACAACGGCTGAAGATATCGTGGCAGTCTGTCCGCTAGGAACATCACTGGTGGTGGCGACAAAGGGCGAGCCTTATTTGTTCAGTGGGGTTTCACCGTCCACAATTTCTGGTTCAAAAATCCCGTCAATGCAGGCGTGTCTGAGCAGGCAAAGTATGGTTGCGATGGAGGGATTTGTGCTGTATGCGGGAACAAATGGTCTTGTGTCTGTTGATGCAAACGGCAATGCCGCGCTGGCGACGGAACAGATTATTTCACCGGAGCAGTGGCAGACTCAGTTTAATCCGGCCTCCATTGTGGCTTATCCCTGGCGTGGTGAATACATTGCCTGTTACACAAAACCGGATGGTGAGAAGGATGTGTTTGTCTTTAACCCGGCAGGTATGGATATCCGGCACCTGAGCACACCTTTTGACTGCGCATGTGTTGATCTGGTTAACGATGTTATGCGTGTAGTCTCAGGGCAAAACATGTCTGCGATGGCCGGTGGAAGATTGCCGTCATTAATACGATGGCATTCGAAAGTCTTTTCCCTTCCGGAAAGAACCTCGTTTTCCTGTCTCAGGGTGAAGTCTCCGACGCCAGAGCGGGTGGGCATTACAGTGCTGGCTGATGATGTTCCAGTGATTCACCTTGCTCCGGGAAGCCTTTCGGGAAGCGTGGTGAGATTACCTGCTGCAACCGGGCAAAACTGGCAGGTACTGGTTTCCGGTTTTGGTCAGGTTGAACGTATCACACTCAGTACATCAATGTCGGAGCTACCGATATGACAAAAAACCGTGGCGCGCAGGGAAGGATTTATCTGCGGTTGTGGAAAATATGGAGATTGGCACAGGGCAGCGTGGTGACGGACGTCACGCCTTTGTGACCCGTGAAGAACTGGTTGGTCTGAAGCTGGCTCGTCGTCGTGCTTCTGGTGGTGGCTCATACGCCCTGAATCCGGGGGTAGAGATAGACAGTAGCCTGATGGTTGTGGATTTCCCCCCGAAGCCGCTGAATTTTAAAGCGACAGGTGGATTTGGCTCGGTTCTCCTTGAGTGGGATATGCCCAATTATCGAGGTCATTCACTGACTGAAGTCTGGCGGGGTACGGAAGACGACCTTGCTGATGCCGTGCTGGTTGCCACCACACCGGGGCAGGTTTACGGCGATCCGGTTGACCCGGGATGGTCGGGATTTTACTGGATCAGGTTTGTGAATGCTGCTGGCGTTAAAGGACCGTGGCATGCTGTCGGTGGTGTTGCTGCACAGACACAAATTTCTGTTCAGGCGCTGATTGACCAGATCAAGGAAGAAGCGGCGAATTCTCCTGTTGTGGAGGAGTTACGGCAGGAAATTAAGGATGCCGAAGGGCGGGCAGTACAGGAAGCTGGCGTGCAGACCACTGAGGTTGTGGGTAATCTCAGGGAGGAGACATTAAAAACGATTGGTGGCGTGGAAACCCGCATAACCGATATGGACTCATCAACAAGTGAATCGCTAAATGAAGTTAATGAGCGAATCACTAAACTGGATGAAGGAGGCAGTAAAGCTTTCCTGTCCATGTGGTCAAAGAAAGCCGGAGCTGATGGGGTGACAGCCGGAATCGGCATTGTTGCCGGAAAAGACAGCAGCGGAGGTGCGGTAAGTCAGGTGGCAATATCCGCGTCGCAGTTGTTTGTCTTTGACCCGAACGATCCTGATAACACGGCCTATCCGTTTGCAGTTTCTGGCGGAAAAGTCGTGATTACTAAAGCGATGATTTCTGACGCGGTGATTGAAACGCTTGTATCGCAGAAAATTGTCGCGGATGAAGTAAAGGCCGGGGTAAGTATCACCTCGCCGGTGATTCGCAGTGCTGTTATTCAGAACGGGAACTTTCAGGTTGATTCTCAGGGTAATCTGAATATTGGTGGCCTTTTTAGTGTTACTTCTCAGGGGCAACTGACCATTCGTTACTCTAATCAGAATGTGGGGCTGGTGATCCGCAATGATAAAATTGAAGTTTATGATGAAAACGGAAGACTGGCTGTCCGAATCGGAAGATTGAGCTGAACGGGAGGCTGATATTGGCTGCATTCGGTTTTTCAATTTATGACAAAAATAATGTTGATGTGACAGGCGTGCTTACCCCCATATTTTACCTGGACAGGTTTACGGCGGAGTCTGGATCAAAAACGTATACGAATAAACCTGAAGGGAAAACATTGCAGGCAGTCTGTTCATTATTTCCGTGGAATAATGTGTTTGCGGACCGGAAAGTACCTAAGATAACCATTAATGGCAATACGGTGACGTGGTCTAATCTTGAGCAGGGAATGGGGTCATATATTTATACATTCTGGGGGTGAGTTGTATGTATGGTTTAAGTATTACGAAACCAGATGGCAGTTTGTGGATCAGTCCGGGGTTTACACCTCAATGCCTGATCAATAAAGGCACCATACCGGCGACTGAAAAGGCTTTTTTTAAAACATCAATTCCATCTGATAAAAGTTGTTTTTTCTTTATCAGAACAGAGAAGAAGGCTGATGTCATGTACACGCATGAACAGATAGATGGATATCATGCCCTGAGGCTTCATGTAATTGTCAAGGGAACGAATCCTGGTGTTACGACTGTTTATGCTTTCGCGAATATGGTTACTCCACCTTCTGAGTATGGTATCGCCATGTATAACCATGACGGTGAGATGATTTATCATGGCGAAATGATGCTGTTGGACGCAAAGTTAATACCTGTTGATATCAAGTTTGAGAAGGACCTTGGATATCCATGCGCAATTATGCCTGCACTGGTTGGGTATTATAACTGGCAGCGTACACCTTATGACCGCCCGATTTACACCACGTCTACTGGTGCTACAGGAAATAAAATATATTCCTGTGAGCATTATTCCGGTGGTGCAACATGGGATATTCGAAAGCCGTATATAGATAAGGTCCTGGTTATTAATACATCAGTATATGATTAGTTGAAGCGAGTCTTTAATATTCATTTAAAATGTCTAAAAAGATGTATTATTAAAAAGTTTAGCGTGTTATCTGAATACAGGATATCTTAAATGAAGAGTATAGCAACACTGGTTGTGTGTGCAATCTCCGGGATTGCCTGTGTAAATTTATCTGCACATGCAGCAGAAGGAGAGCATACAATTTCTCTGGGGTATGCGCACTTTCAGTTTCCGGGACTGAAGGATTTTGTAAAGGATGCGACTGCTCATAACAGGGAGACTTTCAGTCATTTCGTCAACAGAAACTACTTTTCTTCATTGGGCGAATATACAGATGGTCGGGTCAGTGGATATGAAGGCAAGGATAAAAATCCACAGGGCATTAATATCAGGTATCGCTACGAGATAACGGATGATTTTGGCGTTATCACCTCTTTTACATGGACGCGTTCTCTCACTAACTCACAGACATTTATTGATGTGCAGTCAGCCGATCATACCAGGAAGATTAAGAATCCGGCAGCTTCTGCCAGAACGGATATCAGGGCGAATTACTGGAGTCTGTTAGCGGGGCCTTCATGGCGGGTTAATCAGTACATGAGTTTATATGCGATGGCAGGGATGGGCGTTGCTAAAGTTAGCGCTGACCTGAAAATTAAGGACAATATTAACAGTAGTGGCGGATTTTCTGAAAGCAACAGCACGAAAAAAACCTCCCTTGCGTGGGCTGCAGGTGCACAGTTTAACCTGAATGAGAGTGTTACACTGGATGTGGCTTACGAAGGTTTCGGCTCTGGCGACTGGCGCACGAGTGGCGTTACTGCTGGCATTGGCCTGAAATTCTGACCTGTATCCGGTAACCGTTTACTACCCGCTGTGATGGCGGGTTTTTTATTGCCCGTACAGGGCAAAAACCGTAAATTATGCGTGGGTGCCTTTCGGCTGATGGCTGGAGGGTGAACCTGAAGGCCTGATGTGGAAAGGCCCCGAGTCAACTTAACGTTAACCCGAGGCCCTAACACTTCGTACCTTAAGCAAGTAGAAGGTTAGCGCCTCTCTGTAAAAGGAGTCAAGCGCTATGTCGCAAAAATCGCTTATCACCGTCACAATTTGCATGACGGTTATCTTCACCATCTGGATGTTGCACGGTTCACTGTGTGAGTTCCGGCTGAATTTGTGGGGAGCGGAGTTTGCGGCGTTCTTACAGTGTAAGCAGTAGGAAAACCGCGACGGGGACGAAAGTCCCCGTCAACTGGTTGTTGAGGTTCAGCCGATATGGCACCCGTTTCAGGTGAGAGAATGGACGACAAAATTCTCCGGTATATGAAGCGTGTTGTGAGAAATTCCCGCAACCCTGAGTTTATGAATGAAGTTAAAGACGCCTGCCTTAAAAAGCAGGCGTTTTGCTTTGAAGCCCCTGATGGTTTTCTGGTGCTGCGTTCTGTGCTCCGTGACGATGGCATCCCTTATGTTCTGGTGTTGCTGGGTGTGTGTACGGGGAGTAACAGCGTTGAGCGTTATCTGCCGGAGGTGAGGACATTAACCCGTCTGGCTGGCGGACGCTGGGCTGAATTCCACACGGCAAGGCGAGGATTTATCCGGCTGGGAAAACGACTGGGCTTTGAGCGAATGCCGGATGATGAGGATGGCTTCATGGTGTTCAGGATAGCGGTCTGACGGCCACTGTATTCATCATCGTGTGTAAACCAACATTGCACTTCACATTCTGACCCTGCCCCGGCAGGGTTTTTTGTTATCTGAGGAGACATTATGGGCGGAAGTAAAGGCGGTGGTGATACCGAAGTAAAACCAACAGCAGCGCAAATAGCACAGGAAGAGGTGGCATGGAAAGGGTGGCAGGATTACAAAAATATCCTCCGTCCGGCAGAAGATAACTTCATGGAAAAGGTCGATGACCTTAACAGTGAACAGCAGTACGAAAATATCGCTGGCACAACAAATCTTGGTTATCAGAAACAGTTTGGTGAAGCGCGAAGGGAGCTGGCGGGTAATCTTGCTCAGTCCGGCGTTGACCCATCCAGTGGTCGTTTTAATGCGGTAATGGATGCAAATCAAAGCGACCAGGTGACCGGGCAGATTGACACAACCACACGGGGGCAGGTGTCGCAGGCAGATAAATATATTGCCGGGCTACAGGATGTTGCCGCGCTCGGTTCCGGTCAGAAGGCGGATGCGTTACAGAGTTTTAACTCTCTGGCAGACAGCAGTCTGGCAAAAGCCAAATCAGATGCACAGGCGGCGTTTACGAAACAACAGGGGCGCGCCTCTCTTGTTGGCGCTGGTCTTGGCGCGGTTGGGGCTTATGCAATGCATAAGGCTGGCGGTAGCGGAAGTGGAGGCTCTAAAACGCCAGGTACCGGCGCTAACGCTATTCAGAATCGGGCTCAGAACTGGAGGCTGTAATTATGGAGTATGGCAAATACGAAACTCTCGCAAGGGCTGGTTATTCAGGCGCTGGCAGGCCATGGGGTGACTGGGAAACCTCTGCCGCGTTGACACGCCAACAATACGACGACTGGCGCACCAGATATTTGCCTCGTATAGCAAGGCTGGCTGACCTTGGTGAGAACAACAGTCTGATGAATGCACAGCTTGCCCGGGTGGGCGGCCTTGCCACTTCCAGTCTCCGTACAGCGCAGATGGCACAGGATAACCAGATGGCGAGATACGGGGTAAACCGCCCGGATAATCCTAACAGTAACACGCTGGGTTTACGTAATGCTCTGGCAATTGCTGGCGCGAAAAATGGTATCCGTGAAGCAGAGCAGGATCGCCAGATGAACATACTGACGGGTGCTTCTGCACCTGCAAGACAGCAACTGAGTGTTGGTGGACAACTGGTGTCAGCGTAAGGGGGACATATGGGATACGGTTTACTGGATATTGCGAATCAGTCGCGGCGTGAGGCATTACAGGGAATAAGTGATGCCGACAGACGACGTGAAGAAATTGAGGCTGTGAACAAGCAGATGGCGGCGCAACAGAAAGCGCAGCACAAGCAGAATATCGGTACGGGAATCGGTACGGGGGCGGCTATTGGCGCATCCGTTGGTGGTCCTGTTGGCGCTGTTGCTGGTGCAGTAATTGGCGGCATTGCTGGTTCTTTGTTTTAAGGAGTAGTGAATGAGCGGATTTGCACAGGGGTTACTTGCAGGATTCAGCACCGTTGACCAGGCAATGACCCGTCGTAAGGAGCTTGGTTTGCGAGAAGCACAGCTTGCTCAGCAACAGAAAAATAACGAGCGCGATTTTGAATTTGCGCAGTCTCAGTTTGAACATAATAAAGACGTTGATCAGCGGAACTTTGATTACAGAGCCAAAGTTGATGACCGCAATTACGAACTGCAGGAAAGGGAGTTTAACGCCAATCAGAATTACCGGAATGCGTCACTGGGTATGGAGCAGCAGCGACTCCAGTTGCAGAAATACAACCAGCGACGGCTTGAGTATAACGATATGCTGGCGCGCGATCAGCCTGTGATGGCTGCGCTTGGAAAGGCTGTGGATGCTGGTGATCGGGATGCGGCAATGCATCTTTACGGGCAGTTGTCAGAGGGTAATCCGCTGAGGCTGATGGCGAATGATGGCTATGCTGCGAAAGCGGGGCAGGCCGTGAACAACCTGCAAAAAATCTTTGATGACAAGCCGGACAGGGCGATCGCTTCACTCAATACCCCGGAAAGTCTTGATGCGCTTTCCGGCGTGTTTGCCCCGGAACTGCAACAGCGTATTGGCATGCCCGATTCAACCGGGAAAAAGACAATAAAAGAGGCCAGGATTGGCAGTATCGTACCGGCACAGCAGGAAGGGTACGTACTTATCGGCCTTGATCTCACATACAGCGATGGCTCCACCGCACATAAACCCGTTACGGAATACGGCAGCGCACATCCTGATGATCAAACTGTGCTGGCGGTGCCTGTTGATAAGGCTGTCGCTCTTGTCAGGGATCGCAGTAAATTCGCGGAAATTTCGAAAAATTACGGTTATTTCAAGCCGAAGCAGCAGGGACTTTCTGCGGAACAACTTCAGAAAGGAGCCAGCCAGGTAGCGATAAAAGTTGCACAGGACGGTGGTGATGCACAGGGAGCCGTGACGCAATATTACGCCTCGATGGGACTGCCGCAGTATCAGCAGAAAATTCAGCAGCAAAAAATTCAACAAGTGATTACCAGTTGGGCGGGTGATGATCCGGATAAGCAGGCATTCGCCAGAGAAGTGGCCTCCCGTCAGCCAGAAATGCTGGAGCCTCAGAATCAGAAATTGCTGGAAAACGGGTATGCGAATTTTCTCCGTATTCAAAAGGCTAAGAGTGAACAGGCCAGAGATGATAGCGCAGCCTCTGCATCTGAGTTTATCCGTGGACTGAAACAGAATTACGCGCAGTAATTCACCATTCCCGTTAATACCATTTCCTGATACCCGGTCATTGTGCCGGGTTTTTTTATGGAGTCTGTATGGCTTTTTCAGATGAACAGCGCCCTGAAGCGCAATTGGGTAACCAGAACCGTAACAGCCTGAACATTCAGCAGCCTGGCGAGACAGACAGCTATGATGCGTTTTTCTCCGACCCTAATCGCTGGAAGGATAACAGCACGTCGTTCAGCCTGGGCGATGTATTACCAACTATAGGGAAGGGGGCCGCTCAGTCCGTCCGCGGAACAGGGGAAATGGCCCGTGGACTCGGTGATGCGATGATTCAAAGCCCAGTGAAAACAGGGGCGCGTATTTTAAATGAGTTCAGCCGTATGGGGCTGCCGGGTGTCGCAACTGTTCAGGATATTTTTGCCGGTGGCAGCAAGGGGGCTGATGAGGTCATCGATACCCTGCCTGATGGAAAAAACGCGGTCACTGATACTGTCGGTAAAGGTCTGAAGGTCACCGGTAAGGCTGTCAGTGATGGTGCTGAAGCCTCGGATGAATGGCTGACCGGTAAGATGTCGCCGGGTGCTGTTCGTGCGCTGAATACGCCGATGACCGAAGGCTATGATGATTCTGCGGTCTGGGTGGCGAAGGGTGTAAACCTGATTGGTGCGCTTGTACCTGATATGGTTGCTGGCAGTGTGGCTAAAAAGGTGGGTGATGTCACACTGCGAAAAAATGCTGACCGCCGGGCTGGAGAAAAAATACATCGCGGCAGGGGTGCAGCCGGAAAGAGCCACAGCACTGGCAGCAGAAGCTGTTGATAAAAAAATGCCTGATTTATTCCAGGCAGGGGTTATCGCATCTTCAACTGCCAGCGCACAGGGGCAGAGTGCAATGGCAGCAGCTGATGCTGTTCTTAACGCTGATTATTCTGAGCTGGCGAAGTCACCGAAATTCCAGCAGACATTTTTGTCAATTGATGCAGATCCGCAACACGCACAGCTTACTGACCGTCAGAAAATGGACCTGGCAAAAGAGCGCGTGGCGGATGAGGTGGCGCGCGCAGCTGGCAACCGATCCGGAATTGCTGGCTGTTAATGTCGCAGCGGCAAAACTGGGTGACGCACAGCTGTTTAATCTGGCGATGCGGGGCACGGCGAAGACTGTTAAAAGCGGCATGATCAGAAACGCCACTGAACAGGGGGCGATTAATGCGGCGCAGGGCGGCTATTCACGCTATCAGGAAAACATGGCATTACGTGAGACCGCCGGAATGGATGTGTCGCCGTGGGAGGCGTGGCTGACGCAACGATCGAAGGTGGTACTCTTGGTGCTGTGATGGGGGCTCCATTCGGTGCGGTTGCCGGATATCGTGGCAGACGTCAGGCGGCAGATGAAAGCCGCCATGCGTGAGCTGAAGACGTACAGCAGGGTGAAGCAGCCCCGCAACCCGAACCGGTTGATCCGGGTGGCGCAGCACCGTGAATCCATGCAGGGAATGAATCGCGAGCAGCTTCTGGAACAGTATGCTGATGCGGATATGGCACCTGAGGGAGACACGTCTGCCGTTCATCGCCGGGAAGCCGCCAGCCAGCTGTTGAATGAACTGGATGAACAGGCGAAGCGACAGGCGGTGATGGATGAGCTGAAGGCGAAGCCGCGTCCTGAACTGCTTGAGGAATACCGCAGACTCAGCCTGAAGGAAGGGCGTACTGAGACTGAAGAGCAGCAGTTACAGGCTATCCGTGATGTGCTTCGCCCTCAGCAGGAGGCCAGACCAGAGGCACAGCCAGAAAATACAGATGATGGCGACGGGAGTATTTATCCGACGGTGCGGTTCCGCGATCCGGATGAAGTGCGTATTGAAATTAACGGGAGTGGCGCGTCCAGACCAGCGGAACGCATTGAAAAGGTGCGTCCGGACAACCGTTATTTCACGGATGAGAAAAGCGCTATGGGTAGCGATGTTTTTCGCAATGCCAGCGCCA